TTAATTGTGTTTTTATCGATACTGCTGAAAGCAATCGTATGAACATCACCACCTTCAATATCAGCATAACCCAATTCTCTTCTAACTTCGTTCACACAAAGTACAGCCTTATCAAGTAGTGTACCATAATAAGAAGCCAGAGCATTTTTATCTGCTTTCAATAATGCTGTTTCATCAAGGTCAATGTATAATCCCTTTTCAGATGGTTTGATAAGTTTTCTGTTGAATTCCTCTTCACACATCACAATATAAGGTTGGAGGGTATGAAGTAAGAACTGTTGCTGTGTTGCTTCAATCGTATTATAAGAAGCGTTTGATAAGTCACCAAGAAGAGTTGGAGAAATGCCAAAAAATCTTGCAATATCTTGAACATTAAACTGACGAGATTCAAGTAACTGAGCATCTTTTGCATCTACTTGAATTTGCTGATAACTCATATTTCCTTGAAGAACAGCCAAGCCATTTCCTCCATTTGAGTAAGTTCTATTCCAAGACGCTCTAATATCTTCTTTCTGCTTATCTGTTAACTGACCTTGTACTGTCAGAATTCCAGCAAGATTACATCCATTTTCAAAAAAACCATTCGCTGAGTTTTCTGTGTTGTTAGCTAAATCAATAGCTCTTGCCCCATATCTCAATACAGATACACCATTAATTCCATCATAAGTGTTTTTAAGAAGGTGAATCATATTGCAAGGCTCAATCTTTCCCCTCATACCAGTAACAGTATAAAACAAGTTCTCTGGTTTTAATGGGTCGAAATTAATAACAACATTCTCAGAAGGGATGAACTTGATTTTCTTCACTGTTCCATCATCTGCTCTTTCAATATAAGCAAATCCATTACCTCTAAGAAGAACAGATTGAATAAGCAGTTTCATCAGATTAAACTTTGTCATTAATCCAAACTTGTCGTTGAAAGCCTCTAGAATTGGATGGTTGTCTATCTCGCTCTTATGCTCAGCCTCAATATTCTTCAATCTAATAGGAAGCATAGCGATTGAATCTGAAATAATCTCTGTTGCCCTATATACAGAAGAAATATTCATCGCTGAGTACTTATTGTAAATGTTGGAGAAATTCAACGCTTCTGAGTAAACATAGTTTCTTTTCTCTTCTGGCTTGTATTTTCGTATTTCAAGACCTAGTATTTTCATAGTTTTGTTTAATATAAATATCTGTAATTTTGAAAAAGTAGCATTTTAAGCATATTCCCACCTATAACCGTAGGCTGTTTTTTGTTTTCCAAGACAAGCAGCACAAATATTTGTATTTGCAAAGCCAAGTTTTCTTTCAACTTCACTTGTTGAGGGATATTTATTTACAAATACCCCATCCAATGTAAATTGTTTGACTGGCTTAGATGTTTTTCCATTAGTTTTCTTTTCTGATATTCTTTTATTTCTTGTACCGTGATTTGAATTATATCTGTTCGTACACCATTCCAAATTGAAAAGTCTGTTATCAGTCTTGTCCTCGTTCTTATGATTTACTTGTGGTAAATTATCTGGATTAGAAATGAATGCTTCTGCTACTAACCTATGTATTTTGATTGTTTTCTTCTTTCCATTTTTATAAAGAATAACATATAAGTAGCCATCTTTATCTTTATTGGGTTTCAATATTCTTTCCTTGCTATTGCTACTATTTCCATTACCCAAACTTCTAACTTCACCTTCATCCGATATTTGATAAAGACCTTCGTATCCTTTTATATTTTTCCAAATCATAAATCTTAATATTAAATTGTAAATAATTCATTGTTATAGTGTTGGTCAGCAAGATAACCTCCAAGTGCCTCAATAATAGCTATTGCTCCATCTATTTTACTCTGTGCTTCTCCTTTGTTTGGTTTGCAGTTATCGTTGTGGTCAAATTTCATAATAACATTACGAAAACAGTATCTAGTTATCTCGTTGTTATCTATTACTACCCTTCCAGATTTGATTAACCTTTCAAATTCCTTGGTAGGTCGATTGAAGTTTCCGAGAGACTGAGAGAAGGGTTCTAATGGAAGTCCAGCACTTGTTGCATCTATTGCCCATTGAGTTGCATTGTATGAATCGTAGCAGACTTTTGCAATAATTACATTGTTGCTTGCCTTGAGAATATCATTTAAGATATAATCATAGTCCGTAACATTTCCATCAGTAATAGTTAAGTAGCCAAGCCTTTTCCATTCCTTATACATTTCAGCGTTGGAGTTATTTTCTAAGGCTGATTGGGGAAGATAATAAAATGTCTTAAAGTAAAATTTATCATCGTATGGAATCATTAATGAAACTGCCGTTAAGTCAGAAACAGAAGCCAAGTCAACACCTACATAAGCGGATTGTGATATGTCGAATTTACTTAGATTTACCTCTTGAGTGGAACTGTTTATAATTGTAGGGCTTATCCAGATGTCGCTACTCTGAATCCATTGGTTTAGATTTTTTGTCCTTGTTGGCACTTCCAATGATGTATTATTTTTTGCTTGTTGTACTTGCTCAATTAGGTACTGGCGCTTCACTGAAATACCTAGATTGGGATTAGCCTTTATAAAATTCTTAGGGTCACTCCAATCATCACCATCGTTTAAAGTATAAATAGCACAAAATAACGTATCATCTTGTTTTAAACTACTGAGTACTTCAATATTAGTTCTTCTCATTTTATAGCAAGGAGAAAACATATTGAAGCCAGCAGTAGTAATAACAATAGCCAATGGATTATCTCTGTTACCTTGACTGCTCTTCATTACATCATACATTTGACTATTTGGAGCAGAATGATACTCATCAATAATAAAAACACTTGAATTCCATCCATCATTTGTATTAGCATCAGAACTTAGTACTTGAAGAAATGACTTTTTTGCTGGGAACTGAATATTATCTCTGAATGATTTGAAGTATTTTCTTTTGGGGTCGATTCCATCAACCAAGTTCTTACACATTTGGAAAATTATCTTTGCTTGCTTAGTACTATTTGCTACTAACTCACATTCAGCGTTATTCTCTTTATCTGCTATTAACCCATACAACACTAAAGCAGCCGCAAAGAATGACTTTCCATTTTTTCTTGCTAACTCCAAATATACGTTTCTACATAAGCGAGTACCATCCTCTCTTTTAAAACCGTAAACAGCGCATACTATCCAATACTGGAAATCACTAAGAACAAAGGGTTTCCCACTTAACGAACCAGTAAAGTGTTTGAGTTTGCTACAGAAAGTAACCACTCTATCAACCGCATTTGTATCAAAGTGATATTTTTCAAAGAAGTCCAAATATCGTTTACACGCTTGTTGAATATAAAGACACGCTAGTATCTCCCCATTCAAAACCTTATGAGCATAATCTTTGTATTTTTCATCAATATTTTCATTCATCCTTTAATTTTAATTGTAATCATTAGGCATAAGACCAGCGGTAACCATTTGCTGTTTTTCGTTCTCCAAGACACACTTTAGATATATTTTGACTTACATAACCAAATTTTCTCTGTGCATCCATTATTGAAGGAAACTTTTGAATTAAGTTACCTTTCAAATCATATTGTTTTACTGGCTTGGATGTTTTTTCATTATTAGTCATTTTTTCCGCTATTCTTTCTTTTCTTGTACCATAGTTGGCATTATATTCAGCAGTACAGTATTCGAGATTATTAACTCTATTATCAGTTTTATTTTCATTTATATGATTTATCTCTGGTAGATTATTTGGATTTGGTATAAACGCCATTGCTACAAGACGATGAATTAAAAATCTCTTTTTCTTATTGTTTTTAGAGAGTGGTATTCTTAAATATCCAGATATAATTTTTTCTGGTTTTAATAACTGTGTTTTTCCAGTACTGTGATAATTCAAACTTTTTACATTTCCAAGGTTACTTACTTCATAGTTGGGATAGCCTAAAAATCCTAGATTTTTATAAATCTCTTTCATTGTTCAAAATTGTATTTGTATTAGATTATTGGTTGTAAAGAGGTGGAAGATAGTTATTCCTCAGACCTCTTTACTGTATAATTAGTTATTGTTCTGCATTTTACTTGTAACTATCTCGTTGATTGCTCTTTTTATCATATTCAGAATCTCTTCATTTTT